TTACGCAGCGATAGCACCATAATTACATAGGTCTGCGAAGGCTTGGCTGGATTTTATGGCACTGAAGTCGAGTTTTAAGTGACGAGAAAAGCGTTCGAGCAGATGGGCGTTGAATTGGCGGATTTTCCCACTGGCGATGGAGATGACCCTACGCCCGTTGCCCCCAGCCTTCAGGTTCTGCTGGCGGTCTTGCAGCCGGAGCAAGTTGAGTGCTGTCAGTGAAGCATTGAAGTGGAAATCCAGCTTTTCTTTGCGGGTCGCTTGGCAGTCGCACAACCCGGTGTGTTGCTTGGCATCCCGGAACAGAAATTCTATCTGGAATCGCGCCTTGTAATAACGCAGGATGTCCAATGCGGGACAATCCGTATCAGTGCTGAACAGCAGTGCGCTAGCGGTCTTGCCGTTATCTTCCCGCACCAGATAGACGATGCGCAGTGTCCGCTTGAACGCAGGGCTATTGACGGTGGCGGTGTAAACACGCTGCCCGTCCAGCTCCCCGACCCGTTCAAAACGTGATAGGTCGTCAAAACTGACTTTGCCGCTGTACTGGCGGTGGCGGCCTTTGGGTTTTTGTGCGCCAACGTACAGCCAACGCAAGTCGGCATCCTGACGTAATTTACTGATCAAATGCAGGTTGAGTTCCCCGACTCCACTGACAAACTTGGTCTTGGCGTAAAAGCTGTCAGCGACGAGATAACGGATGCCACACCCCAGCAGCGCTTTGATGTGGTGTTGGAGGTGTCCAAGGTAGCTGTCGATCCGCGTGGGCAGCGGCGGGCCAACGAAGGGTGTGTGTTTGGCCTTGTGCCGGGTTTTGGTCGTGGTGGCAACGGCTTTGGTGGGTTGGCTTTGCCCCTTGCAGGTTGATCGCGGCAAAGCGGGCGTTTGGCTGGCGGACAAGGCGTAGGCTGTGTTGTAGGTCACGTCTACCATCGCTAACAGGGACAATTCTTGCCCGCGTTGTGTCCGCCCTTGTGAGCCGCTCCAAAACCAGTCTAGGCCATGACTCTTGCGCCCACTTTTAGGCACGAAACTGGCATCAATGGCAGCAATACGTTCCCCGTTGCCATGCAGCACATCCTTTAATATCAGTAGGTTGAAAGCCAGAAAATCAAAGGGACGTGAAAACCAGCGGGAAAAGGTCTTTTCGTTGCAGTCGGTGTAACGTCCAAGGTTGCGGAAGTTGACGCGGCTGGGCAGATACATCAGGGCATTGAGCAAGGTGAGTAGGAACTTGCGCTGCGGTTTCGCCACGCTGGACATTTGGCTCAGAATCGTTTCTATTGAGGGCATGGAAGCTTCTGGGGTGAGGGGTTGTTATCGTGGTTGACAACATCTTCCCACACTGGATGCTTCCTGCCTATTTTTCAATCATGCCTAAACTGTCCGAAGTATTGGTAAAATATCGTCGGATGTAAGGGTGAGCGATGGTGTGCTGTCAAACGTGATATAGGTTAATGAGTACGCGCCATTGGCTTCACGCGCCAGCGATGCACCGCATGATTCGCAGATGGATTGGAGTAAATCCCGATAGGTCGGCTGATCGTCGATATAGATGTCGAGCGGGTAGCCGTTGGGGTATGCAGTCGGAAAACGCCGCATAACAATGCTTGCTGCTGTTGTGGCAATCCCTGCACGGGTCAGCAATGCCGCTACTACATCGCGCAAAAACGTTGGGGCGGCTGTTACATCCCCCGTGATTGTACCCGCCACATTCACGCCGATTTTTACCGAGCCTGTTGGTAGTAGTTTGGTAATGGTTGAAGGTGTTTTGCCCCGATCACGCACTGCACTGATTGCCGTGAGCGCGGATTCGGAGAAGCGGTATACGCGGGTTAGGTAATCGGTCATGATGGGCGTGACATTGCGCGGCGAGCCGTAAGCCACTGGCATGGGCTGTCCGTTAACCTTCGTGCCGATAATCTTTTCTTCCAGCAACGGCATTGAATCGGTAAACGTGACGCGGTACACCCCATCATCCTGCCGCTGAATGTGATCAATAACCAAATCAGCAATCTGCACAAACGCATCACGCGCCCATCGCGTATCACCAAGCCACACGCGGCAAGGTCGCCCGTAAAAGTCTTCTACGCCCCAATGCGTGCGATAGTCGTCGGAAAAAGTGAAATCGCCCACGGACACGCTTGCGTCCAGCGCTGATTCGACAACCACTTCGTCGAGTAGCAAATCATCCCATGCGCCATCAGGTTGAAAATATGGTTGTGTGGCGAGTCGGTACAGCCCTGAATCGGCGTGTATTTCTATTAGCGTTGCGCGGTAACGTTGATTGCGCGGGTCTAGCAGCCAATCATCGTGCGACTGAGATGGGGTGCGCTTTGGCGGCTCTAGCAGTTTTGCCAGCGTTGGCTCTGTGCCATCCATCGCATAAAAGCCGGGATTCCACCACTCAATCTCATCAAGCGGCGAGGTGGAGTAATACAGGTAGATGCGGTGCATTTGCACTGTTGCGCCGGATTTCTGACGGTATTCTGTCGACGCAAAAACTTTCGCGCCATCACTGACCCGGTAAATGCCAGCCAGTCCCGAATACCCACCCGCATAACCCGCCTCATGAATTACCCCGATACTCACGTACCATTCGGATTTTGTCAGTGCTGAAATCAGCAGGCTATTAAAATACGGGTTGCCGCTGATTGCGCCGGCGCCTAGAGTTTCCGTTGCGTCCTGACTCCCCCAAGATGCCGATGCACACCCATGATAAAACCGCCCAGCCGCCGAATCCGACACCCGCCGAAAATACACAAAACTCAAATGCTTTTTAGTTGGGTCAATATTCGCGATGTATTTATTCCAGCCGCCATCAGCGTCACTAGTCGCGTCATTGCCACTCGACACCCAGACCATTGCAGGATTGTCCCACGGGTCAAGGCGCATTTCCCGAGAATTTCCGTCCCCGTTCGGGGTGAAGTCACCGCCGTGCAGCGCTTTTCCTGCTGTGTTGCTATTCGGTGCGCTGAGTTCCCATAGCGACCAATCCGCTAAATTTATACTCATTTCCCACCCCGCATTTTAACCGCCCGAATAACCCCGCGCTCTGCATTGCCGCTTTGCTTGATATGGGTGCTACGCTGCTGCATGGCGGATTGAGCATCTTGGCTACGCTCCGAGCGCAACGCCCGCACCTCTGCTGTGAGCGATTCGACCTTGTTTACGAGCGCCTGCATATCGACATTCACCACGATATTACCGCCCGATGCCTGACTGCGTAGCGGTATCCCGTACTTGCGCATGGCGTTCATGCTAGCCGCATCAATAACCGCCTCGCCCTTGTGCAGGCTGGCTTTGTAGTCGTCGTAGGGGACGTAATCTAGACCTGTGGCGTGGCTGTTGGGGTGTACCTTCGCCCATTCGCCTTTTTCGACAGCAGCATCCACGAACCTAGAGATCAGGTCTTCTAATTTCACCCCGCTTTTTAGCTGATCAACCCAGTACTTCTGCCCTTCGGGTTCTGCCGCTCTATTCAGCAGTAGCGGGTACAGACTCAGCACTATCGCCGTGGGGTCTGTCAACTTCGACACATCGTCGAGAGCCTTGGCTTTGTATTCCGCGATTGTTAGCGTCGTTGGCGGCGGCTCAGTTGGTGGATTAAGCCCAGCAATAACCGCCTTTAACGCAATGGCGATGTCAGGCGGAAGGCTGTCGATATTCTTGCCCATGAGATCGAGCAATGTATTGCCACCAAGAATCCCACCATAAACCGCCGCCAATTGCGCCGCTTGGCTTGCCGCCTGATCAATCAGCTTGCGTTGTGCTGCCAGCATGTCTTGCTGCGGGTCGCTTTGGTCTTCCAATATACCTGCGATGGATTCCCAGCCACGGCTAACCGCTGCGAAATCAGCACTGTAATCCTCACTGCTAGCGTTGTATTCGCGGCTCAGGCGTAACAGTGTTTCACCGGCGGATTCCAGCTTTCCGGCAGCGTCAATATCCCCACCCTTGGCGGCGCGTTGCAAACGCTCAAACTCAGCGCGTGCCGCTTCAAGCTGTTTGACTGGCACTAACGTTGTTAAATCACCTGTTTTTAGGCTTTGCAGGGCATCCCGTAACCCGCTAGCGGCATCCTGCGCTTCACCATACGCTCGGATTTGGTCGGCATAGGTGGCTTCCAGTGTGCGGAGCTGGTCATCCAGACCAGAGGTGATGTCGGACAAGCCGTCGCTGAATAACCCGAAAATCGCCTGTTGGTCTGCTAGTTTGGCATTGGCGCTATCCAGATCGGATGTGCCAGCAACCGCACTGCCTGCCAGCAGCTTGAGTTCATCCGCCAGCCCCATTGCCGCCAAGCTAGCATCGCGACCCGCTGCGGTGGTGAGGTCTAAGCCCTCCACGTAGGTGCGTAAGCTGGCAAGGCTGGTTAGCTGTGCGCCGTTGCTGGTGTTGTAAGCATCAATCGCTTGTTGCGCCGTGCGTAGCGCAATCTGCTTTTGCTCTTCCTCTGAATACACCGCGTCATAGTAGGCACTAGCAAGGTTGGTGAGGTTGCTCAACCCGCCTGCGGCATCACTCAGACCCGTTGCCGCCATGAGAGCAGCATCAGCAGTGCTACCCAATTGCAGGTTCATGCGAGAGAGGGCAGGGACGGCTTGCTGCTGAATGGTCAGCAGTTCATCCAGCCGCGCCACCACGCTGTCAGCATCGCCGCTGAAGTCGATCAGGCTTTGCAAGCCTGCACTCAAGCCTGTGGATATGATCTTGAGACGGTCTTTGACAATGGCATCCACATCCGTGCCAGTGTGTTGGTAGTCCGCCAGTGCTTGCTTGACGCGTTGCACTTCGGTAACGGGCATAAATTTGGCGACGGCATCGTCGATATTTGCCATGCGCAGCACCAGTGCTGCCAGCTCCTTTTCGCCGGAATCGCCTAAATCGTGTGTGCCATCTTCTTGGAATCCAAATGTACCCAGTGTCGAGGTGGCGGATAACTTGTTGCCTGCACGGTTAACAAACCCATCTGTGGGTGCGCCGCCGGTGAATTTAGCGCGTGCGCTGTCGTCGTCTTTGAACATATCGCCCAGCGCTGCACCGGCGGCTGACCCGATCACGCTACCAATTGCCCCGCCAATGGGGCCGCCCAACGCTGTGCCAATGGCTTTGCCTGCCATGCTACCCAGCGCCCCGCCAATCGCGCCTTCTTGGCTTCCCGTCAGACCGCCAATGGTTGCGCCAACACCTGCTGCGCTGGCATAGCCCTGCATCCCACCTTGCTGCAAGCTGCTCCACGTTTGGCTCATTTGCTGTTGCAAGCCTGCCCACGGGTTGGCTTGCCCGGTGAGTGTGCCATTGATACCCGCGCTCACGGCTTTGGTGATGGGTTCAATGGTGGGCTTCAGCACCAGCGCGGCGAAACTGTCGGTCAGGGTTTGTTGCAAGCCTTTGAAGGCATCCTCACCACCCAGTGCGGCATTGGTGAAGGCGGTGAGTAGGTCATCACCCACTTTGTCAGCGGTTTCGCGAATCCGTTTCAGCTCTTCATTGAGCTTTTCGGCGTGTTGGACTTGGGCAATCTGTTGCTGGCTAAAGCCATCCGCCGCCATTGTCATGGCTTGGTAGGCGGCGGGTGTCAGCAGCAGTTCTTGGTGGGTGTCTTCGGCATTCTTGAGCAGCTTGGCGGTTTCGCCCGTCATCTTGCGTGAAATGAGATCGGCAATTTGTTGCTGGCTAAGGTTCTGCTTTTTCAGCTCATCCGTGTATTGCGCCGCCATGCCGTTTCTGACACTGGCGGCATCCTCATCCAGTTTGACGCGCTCTTGGGTGTAGTTGGCGAGCTGCTCTTCTTGCAGGATGATTGCCGCCCGTGCGTCACCGATCTCAAGCGTTTTTAATTCTTGCTTGCGCAGTTCTTCGCCCGTTAGTGCAGCCTGTTTTGTTTGTAGCTGCGCAGCGTCCACCAGCTTGCCCATTTCGGCATTCAGGTGATCTTTGAGCAAATCGCCCGTGTCTTTTGCCGTTACCCGCGCCGCATCAAATGTGCCGCTGTATTCAGCCGCCTGCACCGTTGCCGCTTGCGTGTTGTTGGTGACAGTGGCGGTATTGGTCGCAGCATCGGCGGTATTGGTGGCGATGTCTTTTGACGCATTAGTTACGGCAACAAAGGAGGGGATTGAATCACCTAGGTTTTTAGCAATGCCGTTGGCGATTCCTGCCCTGTGCTCCATTTCTTTGACTTGTGCGAGTGGGCGCTCGTAGTATTTTGAGACAATCGCCGCCGCTTGCGCCGCTGAATCCGCCCCTTTAAGCTTGTTACCCGCCCCTTTTTCCGTCCCCTTGGTCATTTCGTAGGTGAGGAATGCTAGCTGATCTTCAAGCGAAGACCCCCGAATGCTTTTGCCCATTGCGCGGCTGAAATTAGCCTGCCTGTCGGGATGCCATTGGGCTATCCCGTATGCCTTACCGCTATCACCAACAGCAGACGCATTGAATTTACTCTCTTGCTGGAGGTTTGCGGCTATCCCGATAGCCTGATTTTTTGACCACCCAAGGGATTGCAGCTTTTGCACCGCATACGCCGCCGTCTTTGCAGCATCGCCGGAAACCTTGGTGATGGTGGCGGTAACAGCCCCGCCAATGCTTCCGCCAATTGCACCGCCCACACTTTGCCCGACCGTCGCGCCAATGTTTTTGGCGCTTTCCGCCACCGCATCCAGCGCGGCTTGGTACTGATTTGCAGCCACTACCGCCTTGTCGGTCGCTGATTTTGCCGCATCAATGCCAGTCATTGCACTATCGTCTAACCCGATGTCAGCAAGGTGCGCTTGATACTGGTCAACAAGGCTGCCTGATGCGCCAGCCGCTTCCTGCTGTAGGCGTTTGCGTTCTGCCAGCAAGCTGTTGTACTGGGATGCGCCCGCTTTGGCGCGTGCTTCCGCATCGGTTAGCCCGTTGAGGCGGTCGGTGTAGTATTCGGCGGCGAGTTTGCCGTGTTCGAGTTCAATCCGCTGTTTTTGCAGGGCTTCAATGCTACTTTTCAGGGTGTCATTGTGGGCTTTGGTGGCGGCATTGGCTTTGTCGATGGCGGCGGTGCTGGACTTGGCGGCACTGTCGCCATCCTTCAGGGCTTTGTTGACAGCTTCCTGATTGACGTGGAATTTTTGGGTGGTGTCGCTGGTTTTCTTTACGCCATCCGCCAGCCCACCAAGGGCTTGGTTCTCTTCGCGGATCTGGGTGTTGATGTCGCGCTGACTTTCTTTCATGCCCACAAAGTCTTGCGCCGCTTGGATAGCGGTTAGACCTGCCAGCTTGGTTTGTGTGGCAAGGTGCGACTGGTTAAACGCGGCATCAGCAGCGGCTTTGGCGTGGTCACGCATGTTGTCGGCGGCAGCACCCAGCGACTCACCCACGGCAGCACCGGCGCTGCTGGCAGTTTGCGCCATGTTGCGCAGGTCGGCTTCAACGCCTTGCACACCTGCGCCAATGTTCTCTAAGCCGGGGACATTGCTGAGGGCGGCTAGGGCAGATGCTGCACCACCTGCCATGTCAGCAAGGCGCGAGAGAATGAAGGCAACCGCATCGCCGCCAGCGCTTGCCATGCCGCCAAACGCCGCTGCGGCTTGGTCGAGGATGCTGGCAAAGACTGCGTAGGCGGCAGCATCAACGCGGCTGAAATTGGCATCGAGTTCCAATACCCACGCGGTAGCGTATGCCGCCATTGCCTCAAATGCTGCCTTAGCGTAAACGGGGAAATAGGTTAGTCCCAATCGGGCATATTCAGCAGCGGCGGTGAACGTGTCCCCGATGAATGCGCCAATGTCACCCGCTAGCGCACCCACTGCCACCAACTGCCCCTGCATATCCTCCGTGGCAAATGCCCACGCTGAAGCGGCATCACTCGCCGACTGCATGAACATATCCGGCAGGTCTTGTACCAGCAGGGCGGTTGCATCCAAGGCGTTGGCAACATCCGAGCCAAACGCATTCACGATCATTGCGCCCGCTGTGCCTGCTTGGTGCGACAAGCCTGCAAAGCTGCTGCCAATCTCTGCCATTTTGGCATTGGCTTCGTCGAGGATGCGTTTTTGTTCGGGGGTGATCAGTACAAGGTTAGTGCTGGCGCGATCACGGATAATACCGAGCTTTTCCGCGTTGTTCTCCAGCAATGGGAGTAGGCGTGACGCATCATCCGCGAGTCCTTCCAGCAGGAATGTTTTCTCGGCGGTGGACATATCCTTGGTTTTGCCCATCGCGTCGGCAATTTTCAACAAGGCTTGGTCGGGTGAGAGTTTAATCAGGTCGTTGATGTCGAGCTTGAGGCGCTTGATCAGGTCAACGGCTTCACCCCCGCCTGTATTGGCAAAGTCCCCTAGCTTGTCGTTCACATCTTTGAAGATGTCGCCCATCTTGTCGGCATCAATACCAACCGATTCACCCGCTATTTGCCAAAGTTGCAGGGATTCGCGCCCGATATTGAGCGTTTGCGAGAGCGTGTTGAGTTCGGCATTGAGCCGTAACAGGTCGTTGGTGGCTGCCACGGTACCCGCCGCCAGTGCTGCTAAGCCAATACCCGCTGCATTGGCAGCAAGGCGCACACCCGCCAGCGCGGTGCTGGTCTTGCCTGCACAGTTTTTGGCGGCTTCACAGCCATCAACATTGATGCGTAAATTGAGGGTGGCGGTGTTGCTACTCATGGGCTTAGGTTTCCTGTTGCCAGCATTCGAGGGCGGCGGCGGCAATGGTGCGAACGTCAGGCCAGAGTTGCCGTGCCTGACGTTGGCGGTTAGTCAATTCCAGCCATTTGAAAACTGTTACAGCATTCAAACGAAACGGCTTGCCGCCCATTGGCGGGTATTCCCACTGATCAGCCATTTCCAAAAAGACGGTCATGGCTTCCCAGTTTTCCGCCCACACCGCGCAGGTGTTTTGCTGCACGGGGTAGGGCGTGGTGGGTGTGGCTACGCCGTAATGGGCTGCATCGTCCAGCGTGTCATCGTCTACGCTGCCATTTCCGCTACCGCTGGTGCTACTGGCCCAGTGCCAACCAGCGGCACGGAGTTTTTTAGGCGAGCCTCCTCCACGGTGCGACCTTCGGCTAACCGCGCCAACGATTCTGCCAGCGGGGTGGTGTATTCCGTCCAGCGGAACAGCTCGTCGATGACGGCAGGGGTGAAGTCGACGGGTTGGTCGGTATCGTCCAGCAAGCCGTCAATGCGATTCAGGTGTTGGCGGATACGCGCCTTGCCGTCATCTTCAATCGCGCTCAAGGTGGCGCTGAAGGCTTCCGCATCATAGTTTTCGGGGTCGGCTTGCAGTTCCAGTTGCGCGGTTTGCAGGCTTTTGAGGTTAGCCATGCGAGCTTTCAGCAAGGCTTTGCGGGTCTTGCTGTCGGGGCGTTGCCAGACGGCAACAAAGCGGGTGATTTCGTTGCCGTCGGTGTCGCGGATGATGACGGTATCGTTAACCAGTTGCGTGGTCGCTTTCAAAAACATGGGTTACTCCGTGATTATTTCGTGGTCAGGGTGAGGCGTGAGGTTTGGCGCAAGGTCATCTCGCAACCGAGTTCGTCACCGATTTCGATTTCTTTGTAATCCAGCACCTGCACCGTGGGGTGGCTCATGGTGAGCTTGCGTGTGCCACCCGCTTGCACCAGACCAAACACCAGTGGGTATTCGTTGTTAAGGTACGCATCAGGGTTGAATTCGGTGTCGATGTTCGGGAATTTGAACGCAATGGTGATGTCGTTAGCCGTTTCTTGCTTGGGTTGGGCGCGTTCGCCACATAAGAATTGCACCCATTCGGCAGAAACACGGAACAAATTCTTGTTGCTGTATTTGGTGAGGCACAGCGTTTTCCCACCTAACGTGATTGCGCCCACGGTGTTCATGTTGCCGGTGGCGGCGAGGTTGGTGAGCTGCGCACCGGGGGTAGAAGCGAGTGCAGCACTGGCAACGATGTCGAGATGACTACCCACCAAATCAAAACCGAAGCGTGGAATCTTGCCGATTTCCCAGTCGAACGACACGCCACCGCGCACGCCAGACGATTTGCGCTCAAGGTGGCTAGTAGCATTGCGGCGACGGCGAAAGCTGAGTGAGCCGGATTTAATCGCGGCAATGTCTTCTTGCTCGGTGTACGTCAGTAGCGCGGGTGGGCCTGCTGCGTAAAGCGGTGCTTTTGCGCCACACACTTCCAGCAACGGCGAAATAGCAAGGAAACCTGCGGCGGCGGCAGGGGCGGCTGCTGGCCATGACAGTGGTACTTTGAACGCAAACTGACTGTTCTTGGTAGCGAGCATTTCGCGGCTGATGATGCCCGTCTCGCTGCTGTAAACTTCCAGCGTGTCGCGTTTGGCGACCACGGGCGTGACTTGAAAATCTTCGGTGACGATAAACGTAGAAGCAGCAGGCGCGACAAACGCACCCTCAGCCGTTTCGTGGGCAAAAAACAGCGATTTCTGCTTGTGGTAAATACTTTCTGGCATGGGAATAGCTCCACACAGTGGCGGCGTTAACCGCCACCGTGCTTAAGGTTGGCGATTAAGAACCAACAGCACCGTTGGCATTCAAGTCAGGGATAGCCGCTGTGATGGCGACCGCTGGCTCAAACAACGCGGTAATGTCAAACGTGATGTGAGTACGTTTCACCAGTTGGTTGTCTGCCACCGTTTCAAACGGCTGGCCTTCAATCGTGATGGTCTGTTTGATCGGGCGAATCGTGAAGGATTCGTTGACCGTTATCCCGCGCCAGTTGGTGCATTCGCCGGTGAACTTGATGTCACCCGTTGGCAGGTTAGTGTTGGGGTCCAACACTTCCGTTTTGGTGTACGTCATGTTCGCCAAGTAGCCGTCTTGCAGGGTGAATTGCGCACCTGTCAGCAAGCCAGTCGTTTGGTCAAACGTAAACGTTTCTTCGGCAATCTTGTCAGCGTTGACAACAGACATCAGTACGCTGGTTAAGCTGTAGGCTTCTCCATCAATAGTGATGCTCATGCCGCCCAAAATGCTTTCCAGACCGGACGTGGTGAGGAACTGCTGGAACGCATCTTCCAACTGGCCCTTTTCAAAGTCGTCGAGGATTTGCGCTTTGCTCAGCGCTTCCGTGGCTTTCAACGCCACTTCAGTCAACTGGTTTTGCAAATTGGTGTCAGTAATAACGCGGTTTTCGCGCTGGCGTTTTTCCATTTCCATGATCAAGGCAGCTTGTGACTGCATGTTCAGCTTGCCGATAGCGCCGGACAGGGCGGAAGTGGTAACAACGTGATTTTGTGCCATGAGGCTCTCCTTGGTTAAGTTGCGGGGTTAGCCGCAGGGGTTGTGCGGGCTGATGGCAAGCCGACTGGTTTCAAACACCGTGTCGTATTGCCACACGCCTGCGTCTTCGGTAACGAATTGGTCGCTGATGGCGGTCAGTGGTTGCCAGTCAGCGGGTTGCCAGCCGTGTAGGGTGTTTAACACCCCATCCAGCAGGGTGTATGCGCCCGTGTGGGTGCTTAAGTTGCGCACCAGTACGGTGATGACCACGCGACAAGTGCGGGTCTGTACGCCGTTGATACTGGGGCTGTAGCGGCTGCCACTGATAACCACTAGCGCTGCGCCCACGGGGTCAAGCAGGGTGTAATCTTGGGGTCGGTCGGGGTAGGGTTCGACCGTTACGCCTAAGCCTGCGCTTGCCAATTGGGTGAGGATGTCGGCTTCGAGTGCGAGGAGGTGGCTCATTAGTCCAGCCTCCAGCAATCGCACCAGTCTTGTTTGGGGCGGGTGCGTTGGGCGATGGGTGCGGCGGGTGGGGTTTCTTGCCCATCCGCTTTGCCTAGCAGCACTTTGCCGTTGCTGATGTTTTCCAGCAGGCGCACCGCGTCTTTGTAGCGGTTGCGCACGTCGTCGATCACGCCACCGGTGCTGCGGCGTGCGGCAAACAGGTGGTACACGGCAAGGTCACAGGCGACGCGTACCAGCACGGGCGGTACGTCGGCAAAGGGCAGACTGTGCCGCCCCACCAGATAGCCGTCGATTTCCGCGCTGGCATCGGTGATGGCACGCTCGACATTGGTGGTGTCGGGCGTGCCGGTGCGGTTGCGGTCGGTGAGCTGGGTCAGCTCTGCCAGACCGTAACGCGCTTCAATGTCCGCCTGTGTGCAGTAGTTCATGGCTTACGCGGGGGTCTGGATGAGGTAGCCCGCTGCCATGCCGGATAACACTGGGGCACGTTCATACGACACGGGGTAAATCCATGATTTGGTGTTGTTTTCGTAGTACGGTTCTTCGGCTACGGGGTGTCCGGTCAGGGTGTAGGTATAGCCGTAGGACGGTTCGCCCATGTCGCCGACACTGCCGAAGGTATCCGGTACGTAAGCCAGTACGGCGTTATTGCCCCAGATGTCGATGGCTTGCCCTGCGGTGTTCCAGTAGATGCCGCCACCGACCACGACTTTTTTCACATCCAAGTAACCTGCCAGCATGTCGGCGGTAATGGATTGGCTGGAGGTGTACTTGAACTGGTCTTTCACCAAGGCGTTGCGGCGCAGGGCGTTGTAGGCACTGGCAGAGAGCAGCAAGGTGTTGGGGTAGATGCCGCATTGGGTGCGGATGGCTTCACGCGCTGCATCAATGGCAAGGCGTGGATCTACGGTGTCGACGCTCCAACGGGCGGCGGCGGCGAGGGCGGTTTTGTTGCTGGCGGCGTAGTTGGCGGCGGTGGTTGCCAACGTAGCTTGGTCTACTTCCAGCGCAAGTTGCAGGGATTTCATGACTTTGAGAACCGCCCCGCGCCCAAGGTCTACGCCGGGGATGGCTTGTGCATCGCGTTGGTGTTCACGCGGCACAATGCCTTCCAGTGAGTGGTTGAGCAGGGCAAACGGTTTGCCTTGGAAGCCGAATTCGACGCGGCGGGTATTCGTGCCGGGTGAACGGGCGGTGTTGTAGAGCTGGAAGGCTTCTTTGCCGAATTCCAATACCTGACCACCGCTGATGTTGACGTTGACGGTGGGGAAGAGGCTGTTGCCTACCAGTTCAAGATTCTTGTAGCCACGCACCACACTGGTGAGGATGGGGTCGAGGATGCGTGCGCCTTTGTTGGTCAGTGCCATGATGCGTGTCCTTATTTCTTGGTCAGTAAGATTTCGATGAGTTCACCGGCGAAGGTGGCGGCTTGTAGGGCGCGTCCGATCACGTTGGTCGTGCCGGGGGTGGCTTTGCCGGTTGCGTCGCTGATGACGGCTTGCCCGACGGCAATGGGTGCGGCGGCTTCGATCACGGCTGTGCCGAGTACGGCTACGTCGACCATTTCACCTGCACCGCCACTGCGTTTGGCGATGCCTAGCACGTCGGGGGAATCAGCGGCGGCGATTGCACCCAAGTAGGTGACGGCGCGGTATTCGGTGATGGCAACGGCTGCGGGTACGGGCAGGGTGAGCAGGGCTAGGGCTTGTTGGCTCATGGGGTGTTCTCCAAGGTAATGGCGGCTTCGATCACGCTGATTTTGTGGGCTTCTGCAAAGGCAATGGCTTGGTCATAGCGGGTTTGCTGGTCGTCGCTGAGTTGGTAGCCGTTGGGCATGACGATGTGGCGGTTGGCAGCGTCTTTGGTGGCTGCCAGCGTTCCTGTGACAAATTCACCGAAGGCTACGGGTGCGGTGTTGGTTTGCAAGGTGGCTTTGTAGGCTTCTAGCAAGGGTTTGGCGGGTTTGCCGTCGCCTTCGCTGAATTCAATCGGTTGGTCGGCGTTGGCAAGGTGATCGAGCACGGCAATCACCACGGTCTTGTCGCCATCCTTGAGCTTGCCTTGGCTTGCCAGACCTTCGGCAAAAGCGAGGTTGCTGGCGTGGGTGTGTTCCTGTTTGGCTTTGGTAAAGGCGGCTTGTGCAGCGGCGACTTGTGCTTTCAAGGCGGCGTTTTCGGCTTCGATAGCGGCTTTTTCTTCGGGGGTCACGGTGTGGGTCTCCGGTTCGGAAAATTCGGGGGTTTGCAGGGTGGTTTCGATGCTGACCATATTGCCAGCGTCGGCAAATTCGGTTTGTTTCAGCCCTTTGATGGCAGGCGGTTGTGCGCCTAAAAAGCCGACGTGACGCAACGGGTACACGCCGGAATTTTGAGCATAAAACGCGGCAGATACTTTTTTGAATGCACCCGCTTTCACCATGTCGGCAAATTCGGGGTTTACTTCGCCCGCTTCGGCGTAGAGGTCGTCGCCTTCCGCACTTAAGCCTTTAATCCAGCCGTAGGCGGGGAGGTTGTGCTGTGGGTGTCCGATGACGATGGGGGCTTCGTGCTTGGCAGGGTCGTAGGCAGCAGCCATGGCGGCAAGGTCAGCTTGCGAGAAGCTGATGTCAGTGCCTGCCATGCTGGTGTGCGTGCCTGCTTTGAGGATGTGGATGCGGGTGGTATTCATGCCGCTATGGTGGATAGGGCAGGGTGCAAAAAATAGGGGGAGATTTGTCGGGTTTCAGGTGGGGTGTACGTGTGCTGAAAATTCAACTATCAAGGAATCCTTGATAGTTGGTGTGCAAATAGGGTTTGTTTTGGGCTTTTTGTAAGGGTTTGTGGTGGGGTCTTAGGGGCTAGATCAATGCCCATGAGCTGCAAGGCGAAGCACCGGATAAGTCGGTAGAGTCAGTGATTTCGCGGGTGCTGAACCGCTTGGAATACGGGCTGATTGGCGATGTGTTTGAATTGGCAGCGTGTTACGCGGCGTTCATTGCGGTTGCCCACGCTTTCAACGATGCCAACAAACGCACCGCCTTTGCAACGATGGATACCATTCTGGCGCTTAATGGCATTGAGCTGGACTACGGCAATCCTGAAGAAGCGGGTGGCATGATCGTCAAGGTGGTGCTGGGTGAAGTGGATGAACTTGGCTTAGCGGAATGGCTGCGATCACGCTGAATCAGTATTGAATGAATCCATGTCCGTCACTCGGCGACTATGTGGCGTTCCAGAATGGCGATAATCTCGGCTTTGTCGTCCGCACCAAGTCCGAGAAACGGGCGGGCGGGGATGATGCTGGCGTGGTTGCGCCCCGCTCTGCCGCCGAATTGGTGAATAGCGGCGTAAACCTTGTTTGTGCCGACTTCGGCGAAGGTGTCGCTTGATTGGGGTTGAATAGAGGCGACTAAGCCACCTGCTGACATTTGCAGGATTTGACCGGGCCATTTGCCGACTTTGGTGCGTGATTTCTTGGTGCTGTCAGCTAGGTCTTGCCAGCGTCTGCCGGTGGCGGGGTCGGTTTCGGTTTGGAAGGCGTGGTCAGTGACCGATTGCAGTTCGTTGGCGACCGCTGCGAGGGCGGGGCGTAGGTTGCTGACGCGCTGTTGCAGGCGGCGCAGGGTGGCTTGTACTTGTGCGTCGTCAACGCTGATGGTGATGCTCATGGTTGCCACTCGCTGTTCCAGCCCATGAGGTGGCGGAAGTATTGGTGTAATTCGGCTTCGTCGGTCACATCAGGCGAGGTTAGTGTCGTGGACATAGTGGGGGATACCGCCCATTGGGTGATGGCTTCAGGCAGGTGTTTTAGGGTGAAGTCATCCAGCTTGATGGCGATACGGCTTTCTTCCCATTCAGCAGCAACATGCCCGAAGTAGTAGCCGCCAAAGACGTGCAGGCGGGTGTAATTGCCCATATCAACCGCAAAAACACCGCTCTGGTGTTTGCTTTGGCGTTGGTCGGTGATGCGTCGGTAGCGGTAGATCATGGGGTTTTCCGTGGTTGGGTAATCGCGGCTTGCAGGGCGGGTGGAACGGCTTCTTCAGGCCAGATAATACCGATGATTTGCAGTTCACGCACCGTGCGGGTGAGTGGTTCGCCGCCGATATGCCCATAGAGGGCTTTGGCGATCATGCCAAGTTCGGCATGGATACCGTGCTGTTGTAGTTGGGTGCTGGTGTATTGAATTTCGGCTTTGAGTGCGTGTAGGTGGTAGTCAATCACACCTTCGGGGATGCCACTGCCGCTGGCTTCTAGGTATTCATCCAGTATTTTGGCTGCACCTGCTTGGCTGAGGAAGTCGCGGTGGTGGTCGTTTAACCATTGAGCTTCGGCGATTTCGTGTTGCAGGGCGGCATTGCCTCGAAGATTGCCTGCGGCGATGGCTTTGAAGATATGCCTGCCTGCAATGGCGCGAATATAGGCTTCAGCGCGTTGCAGGCTGGGTTTGTCGGCGGTTAGGTCGGGGTCGATGCCGTGCATGTCGCTGATGCGGATGTCATCCAGTGCGAGTTTGGGGTTGGCGATCATGGCGGCGGTGAGGGGTTCGCCCAATACGCGGCGTACTTTGTCGGTGAGCGCGGTCACGGTGTCGGGCAAGGTGATGCCTGCATTGCCGAGTTCGGCTTGCTTGTCGTGTAGTTGCTGGCGTTGTGCCATTTGCCATGAGGTGCCGGGGTGGTAGCTCCAACCTGCATCGGGGAATAATACGATTTCTTTGCCGTCTGCGTCGTAGCGTCCGGTGCGGATGCCTGTTACCTCGGCTGTTTTGGGTGAGCCGTCGGGGTAGCGTCCGGCGGGGACGGTGGCATCTATCAGCTTGCCTGCGCTGCTGTCGACTTCCAGCCCTTCGCGTTTGAGGCGGCTGTCGGAGAGTGGGCGGGTACGACAACGGCAGTTCCAGCCGTTGGGTGGGTAGAGGGAATCGAAGGCAGGGTCTTCACGGCGGAAGACGCGCCCATTCAGGGCCGCATGGCTGGGGCGCGTGCGGCTGTCTTTGATGGCGATGTACTGCCAGTAGGGGTGTGAGTGCCGCCCTTCAGATAAGCCTTGGTAGCGCCCGACCATGTAGGCGGTTTGCAGGTTTTGGCGGTAGATGAGATCCAGCCGTGCGGGTGAGCCGTATTGCACGGCACGGCTGCTGCCGGGGTAGGTTTGGGTGATTTCGCCCGTGTCTGCGTCGATGGCTTTGCCCCACCAGCCTGCGGCTTGCAGGACAGGGGTGAGGCGGCGTTCAAATTCGGCTTCTGTTAAGCCTTCGTGCAGGGCGTTGCGCAATTCGCTGTAGACCCGTTGCAATACGTCGAGTTTGCCGAGGTGGGCAACGGTCAAAACGGGGATGTGTTGCCCGCCCATGAGTTCGTTCCAACTGTCGGTGAGCTGTAAGCCTTTGGACTCGAAGTATTTAATGGCTTCGGCGGGTTTGAGCTTCAGCGCGTGGGCAATGTCGGGCGGGGTGGTGTTAGGCATTGGCTTTGAGTTCCTGCTGCGCTTCCCAGCGCCCCGCGAGTTCGGCGACCAGTGTGGCGCGTGACAGGGCTTTTTCCAGCAAGGTGGAATCCATCAGCGGGTAGGCTTCCAGCAGTTGCAGCAAGGCGTGTTCGGGGCTTTCACCGAAGGCGAGCAATGCCTTGGCTTTGTCGATCAGGGGTTGAATCAGGGCGGTGGCTTGTTGCTGGGCGTTGGGTTCGCGGTGGTGTTGCCATGCGTCATCCAAGTGACCCGTTGCACCGTGATGATTGCCGCATTCGGGGCAAGCGGCTTCAGCAAATTCAGCGGTCGGTTCTTGTTCCTTGGTTTCGGCGGCGGCGGGTTCGTTGGGTGGTTCGATTTCCAGCAGATCACCGGGTTGCAGGCTGTAGGCGTTTTCAAAGTAGGTGTTGCTGAAGCGTGCGCCTGCTGCGTAGAGCTTGGCATCGCGTTCGGCTTGCACCGTATCCACCTGTTCTTGTTCCCAGAGGGAATAGAGTGGCGCGTCTACGTCACCCCAGTTGATTTCACAGACCCATTTCACCAACTGATTCATGGTATCGGCAATCAGGCGGGCATCGTTGTCGCGGATTTCGTGGGTGATGCCTTGCCCGGCGGTGGCACTGGCATTGGTGCTGCTGGCTTCGGAGGCGAGGTTGCTACCCAAGAGTGCGGTGCTGATTTCGCCTTTGCAGTACATGAGCAGTTCTTTGAAGGCGGTGGCGTTGTCGCTGGTGCTGCCTGCGCCTTTGAGTTCGACGCTGCCATCGTCGGGAATTACCGCTACGCCGTCTTGCACCATGTCTGCCAGCATGTCGAGCAGGTTGTTGGTGTCGGTCTGGGATGAACCACGCGGGAGTTTGCCGATTGCCCACGGAATACCGTATTTCTCGGTGAAGTTCATCCAGAAGCGTAAGCCACCGCGTTTGAAGGTGGCAGGCCAGAACACGCGGGCAAGGTCAGGCACGCCGTAGGGGTTAGCGTGGCTGGGGTCTTGGCGTGGTAACAGGAACTTGTAGGGTGGCAACAGTTCGCCGTCACTGGGGCTGGTCTTGCTGCGGAAACGGAGCTGGTTATCACCGTCAAAATGAAACCATTCGGGCGATTTGCCGACCACATCGACGGGGACGATCAGCCCGTTGGCTTTGCCCCAGATAACTTCTAAGGGTTGGTAGCCGTACAGGGGCGCGTCGAGGATTTCGGTGAAGATGCGCTGTAGGGGGAGCTGGCCGAAGATGGCTTCCAGTGCCTTGGCGTGGCGGGATTTGGCTTTCATGCGGTCAAAGCCGCGCTCCATCAATAGCACAGCAGCTTTGCGGCGACGTACACAGCCGCCTACGTGGGCATCACTGAGCAGGTCACGGTAAACGCTGACATCACGCCCTTGGGTTTTGAGGATGGGGTCGGGGTTGGGTAGCCAGTTGACATAATCCCATGCGCTGGCACTGGTTTGGCGGGTGGCAATTTGCTGGTGAAGCGGTGGGCTGGGCATGGCTTATCCTATGGTTTCGATCGTTGCTGATATTTTGATACAATAAATAAAATAAATGAAGGTAATTTAAGGAGTTTTGTTTTGAGCATGTTGCTGGATTTGCTGGGGGAAGAGGCGTTGCTGGCGTTGAGTCGGGAATATTCGGGCTGTGATGTGTATGTGCCACGCTTTGAAATGGTGTTGCGCTCCATTCGTAAGCGTGAGGCGGCAAGCGATCTATTACGGGGGTTGTCGCCGCGTGAGGTGGCGGTGCGCCATCGGTTGCGAGTGCGTGAGGTGTTGCGCATGGCGAAGTTCGACCATTCTCCCCCTGATAATGGCAGTTAATCATTCCGATAATGGCGGCTTGAATCATTATTGGGGAAATAGCATGTTTGCTGTGAATAATCCGTATGCACAGTCGGTATTGACTGGCATTTTTCGGCACGTCTTGACGCTGGCGGCGGGGGTATTGGTCACGCGGGGCGTGGTGGATGCTGACCTTGCCAGCCAGTTGGTCGGTGCGGGTATGGGCGTGGTGGGTTTGCTGTGGTCGGCTACCAGTAAGCAAGTAGCAACTAAGCCGTTGCCGTTGGTGCAGGCGTTTGTCGAGCCTACTGAGCCTGTTCAGATTCCAGTGTTGTTGCCGCCACCTGTTGCACCGACTTCCACGGGTTTTGTGTTGTCGGACGTGAGTCGCACTAAGTTAATGGGTGTGGATGCGGCATTGCGCCAGATTGTGGAAACGGCAATCACGCTGACCACGGTGGACTTTCGTGTGACTGAGGGTTTGCGTTCTGCTGAGCGTCAGGCGGAATTGCTGCGTGAGGGTAAGAGCTGGATCAAGCGTAGCAAGCACCAAGAGGGCTTGGCGGTTGATCTAGTGGCGCTGCCTGACAATGAAGTGTCGTGGGAATGGCGGCATTACGAGGCGATTAATGAGGCGATGCAGGAAGCTGCCAGCCGTCATGGTTGCCGCGTGACGTGGGGCGGAAGCTGGAAGCAGCGTGATGGGGTGCATTGGCAATTGGAGGGCAAAACATCATGAGCGATGAACTTAACCGTGCGCTGGGGCGCATTGAAGGCAAGATGGATTTGTTGCTGGATAAGGAAAAGGAGCAAGACAAGAAGCTGGAGGGCATTGATGCCCGTTTGCGCACCGTGGAGACAAAAAGCGCGGTGTACGGCACGGTAGGCGGTACGCTGGCAGGTGTTGGCGTGTCGCTGATCGTGGGGACGCTGAAAAGCAAGTTGGGGATACCGTAAGCAATGGCACATCCAGACGATAAGAAGGCCGCGTTACGGTTTGCCTATGTGCGTTCCCGTTTGCCACTGACAGAGGCGGCGGCAGCCGTGGGCGTAGCTACCAATACGGCGCGTAAGTGGCGCGATGATGCGAAATCAGCGGGCGATGATTGGGATATGGCACGGCAAGCAGCGCGTATGGCGCAAGGTGGTTTGGGTGACTTGACCACTGAGGTGCTGGAGGATTTCATCATGCAGTTCAAGCGGGCAATGGAAGAGCTGCGTTCTAATGGCGATATTGCGCCGCTAGAGCGTGCTGAGATGTTGGCGCGTCTGTCAGATTCCTACATTAAAACGACCAAAGCGGCGGCAAATGCTAACCCTGAGTTGGCGCGGCTGAGTGTGGCGCTGGATTTGCTGGGGCAATTGGGTGACTTCGTGCAGGCTAAATTCCCTGAACATGCACAGGCGTTTGTCACCATCCTTGAGCCATTCGGGGCGCAATTGAGCAAGCGGTATGGCTAAGGAGAACGGCGCGGCGTTTGAGAAGAAGCTGGCGGCATTGGCTGAGGGTTTCCGGCGCAACATTGAAGCCAATGTTGACGGTTTCGCCCCTGACCCGATTGCCCAGCAAGAGCGCCGTGACCGTTGTGAGGTGAGCCTGCAAGCGTTCGCTGCGACCTATTTCCCGCATTACACCAAGTATGCGCCGTCGGTGCTGCATACGTGGCTGTTCGATAAGCTGCCTAAGTTAGTGAATCACCCCAAGGGGCGGCATTTGGCGTTAGCAGCACCACGCGGTGAGGCTAAGTCTACCTTAACCAGTTTGATATTCGTGACGTGGTGCGTGGTGTTTCGTAAGAAGCATTACGTGTGCCTGATCATGGATAGCTTTGATCAAGCCAGTACGATGTTGGAGGCGGTCAAAGCCGAGTTTGAGGCTAACCCACGGTTGATGATGGATTTCCCCAAAGCAACAGGCGTGGGGCGCGTGTGGCAGCAAGGCGTGATCATCACCGCGCATGATGTGAAGGTGCAGGCGTTCGGTTCGGGTAAGCGGATGCGCGGTTTGCGTCACGGGCCGCATCGCCCTGATCTGGTGATCGGCGATGACCTTGAGAATGATGAGAACGTGCGCAAGCCGGAGCAACGCGACAAGCTGGAGACGTGGCTAAAGTCGGCGGTGCTGCAATTGGGTGCGGCGGATGGCTCTATGGATGTGGTGATCATCGGTACGGTGCTGCATTACGATTCGCTGTTGTCGCGGCTGTTGGCTAACCCGCTGTGGGAGCGTGAGCGTTTTCAGGCGATTATGCGCTGGCCTGATCGGATGGACTTGTGGGAGCAGTTTGAAGGCATCCTGATGGGTGTGGGCGAAGAGGACGCGCTGGCGTTCTACGCTGACCACCAGTTGGCAATGGATGAAGGTGCAAGGGTGTCGTGGGAAGCGGCTCGCCCGTTGGTGCGCTTGATGGTAGTACGGGCGCGGGATGGTCACGCGGCATTCGATTCTGAGCACCAGAATGACCCGGTATCGGGTGAGGATGCGCCGTTTGCGAACTGCATCCAGTATTGGCATGAGTTGCCGCCGAATCTGGTGTACTACGGCGCGTGTGACCCGTCATTGGGCAAGCATGGTGCGGGGCGTGACCCGTCGGCATTGCTGGTGGCGGGGTTTGACCGTGCCACGGGTAAGCTGTACGTGGTGGAGGCGCACATCCGCAAGCGTACCCCTGACCGCATTATTGAAGACATTATCACGTTGCAGCAGCAGTACCGTTGTGCAACGTGGGCAATTGAAACGGTGCAGTTCCAAGAGTTCCTGTATTCGGAGCTGGTGAAGCGTTCCGCTGTGGCGGGTGTGCCAGTGCCAGCACGGGCGATTAAGCCGCATACCGATAAGGTGTTGCGCATTGAGGGCTTGCAGCCGCATGTGAATAACGGGCTGATTTTGTTGCACCCCAGCTTGACGACGCTGGTGTCGCAGTTGAAGCACTTCCCTAAGGCTGACCACGATGACGGGCCGGATGCGCTGCACATGGTGTGGACGTTGGCAGGCACGGGCAATGCGCCGGTGATTGCGAGCCGCGTGGGTCGCCAAACGCTGAATTCTTTCAACTAGGGTTTAGATGCAGAAAAACGCAGCTTTCAACAAGTAAAAGCAACCCTAAATACAAGAAAAGTGCAGGTATTTACCAGTAAAACGCAGTTTTACACAGGTTTACCCTATTTGAAAAGAAGCGACAAACGGCTTGGCATAAGGGTTTTAGGCTTAACCGAGGTTTTAAAGATGAGTTTGAATCAAGAAAGTGTGCCAGATGGCTACATGCAGAACGCTTTAGGGCATTTGGTGCCCGTGGAACAGGTGCGCGAGCAGGATTTGCTGCGTAACCAGACGGTGTTGGAGCTGGTGGGGGAAGCACGGGAAATTCACGCCTCCCTGGTTAACTTTAAACGTCGTGCTATGCAGGACATTGCTGATCTGGTGGCGGTGGCTGCGGAGAAGTACGGGGCAAAGGTGGGCGGCGACAAAGGCAACATCAGTTTGGTGAGCTTTGACGGTAAGTACAAGATTACCCGTAGTATGGCGGCGGTGATTACCTTCACGGAGGAATTGCAGGCGGCTAAGGCGCTGATTGAGGCGTGTATTGAGAAGTGGTCTGATGGTGCAGATGATCGCATTAAGACGCTGGTGATGCGTGCATTCAAGCCAAACACTAAAGGTGAACTGAATACCAAAGCGGTGTTGGGTTTGATGCGGTTGGAAATGCGAAACAAGGATGGTGAGACCGATGCGGAATGGACGGCGGCAATGGATGCGCTCAAGGATAGCATCCAGACAAGCGGCACGACGGCGTATGTTAATGTGTATGAACGGGTTGGGATGAGTGACCGCTATCAGCATGTGCCGTTGGATTTGGCGGCAGTGGGCTGAAAATCGGCTTCGATCTTGGCGACGCGCTTCATGAAGGATTCGTCGCCGGTGTCGCCTGAGTAGAGCCATTCGGCTTCACGCATGAGTTTTGAGACGTGGGCGGCTAGGTTGGCTATTTCGAGGAGTTTGGCGCGAGTGGCTGGCTCGTACTGGTTGTGCAGTTCGCCGTATTCGTCAGGTTCGTTGCAGGTGTCGAGTTCCATTTTCAGGTCTTCGGCAAAGTTGCCTGCGCTGCTGTAGGCATGTTGGAAGTGTCCGCCGCTCATGTTGGCAGTGCCACTGCGCGGATTAACTGCATAACACCCGTTCTTATTTGCACATCGGCGGCGTTGCACCACAGTTGACGTTCTGTATCTGCCGATTTGTCATAGACTGGCATAAGAGCGACCCTTGATAACAACCGTTCAAGGTCACGGCCTTTCGCTTTTATTTCGTTCATCAGGTCGATTTCTTCCTGATTCAATTCACGATAGCCACTGATTTTACGGTGTTGATTTTCCATTGCTTGGTGTCTCGCTTGGGTTGGAAAGGGATATTTTACAGGAATTGGCGCGTGTGGGTGAATCTTTGGTGAGTTTGCGGGTGTTGTGGCGTGAAGATTCGTCTACGTTCGCTGGTGCGAAATGTTAGGAAAATCGCTTTGTAAGTGTTTGTTTTTCAGTGGTCGCACTGGGAAAAATAGGAAATTAAAAACAGGTCTTGTTGCTGATTTCGTGGGTTTTTGGGCTTGACTTGTAATCAGTAGGTCCCGCGTTCGATTCGTGGTGCCGGCACCAAATTACAGTTCGAGCCAGTCTTCATCTCTTGATGTTGACTGGTGATCGGACAAATACTGCATCTACACCACTGGGTTGATTCGCATCTCAATCTCTCAGGTCAGTGGTGTGTGTCAGATTTTAATCTGACACCCTAAAGCGGATACGATTCGTACTCGTGTCCGCCTTTCATTTTCGGTTTAAGCTAAACCGTACCCCGCAAATTTCTTACTTTCCCCAACTTTTTTCAAGTATTTTCTCATTGCTGTACCCAAATTTCTGCTTTTATGCAGAAACGACCTGTAACATAGGCCGTTTCAAGCAGGGTGTGCGTTAAATTTCCCCTAATCCCCCCAGCATTTGCCGCATATTATTCAGGTCAGGCTGAACATAACCTAAAGTAGTGCGTACATCGCTGTGCCCCATCATTTGTTGCAGGTCGCGTATTTTACCCTGTTTTGCCAGTTTTGTGGCAAATGTGTGACGAAAGCGATGTGGACTGACCTCAATCCCGGTATTTTCACGGATACGGCGGAAAGCAGCGGACACATGTTCCACCGTCATGACTTTGCCTTTGTAGCCAGACTTGAACAGGGGAAGGTTGAATACTTGCTCATCAGTACGGAACATCCTGCCCAGGCGGGCTTGGGTGAGGCGAGCCAGTTCGTCGAAGACAGCCTGCAACGGTGGGGCAACAGGGATGCTCCATTCTTCGCGGGTTTTGCTGTTCTCAGCACGCAACATGATGGTGCTGTGTTGGCGGTCAATGTCGCCCCAGCACAGACCGACCAGTTGCCGCCGCCGCATTCCGGTGTAGTAGAGCGTTTTGACGACGGCTTCCCAGAACCACCCCGGCATGTTGTGCTGTTCTGGTTGGTGCAGGTAGCCAATAATTTTCTGCACAGATTCGTTGGTGAGTGTGCGCTTTTTCTTTTTGTGTTCGGGAAGGCGGCGAATGCCTTTCATCACTACCGTACCATCCCAGCCCATTTCTCCGGCAAAGTTCAGCAGTGTCTTAAAGTGGCGCAGGTAGTTGTTGTAGCTTGTTACTGTGACTTGGCGTTCATTGAGCAGATGCTGCTTCCATTCCAGCAGATGATTACGTTGGATGTCGTCCAGGTGATGCACTTTGGCAAATTGGCGGAAAGATCTGGTCACAACCCCAAGCTGTTGCACCATGGCTTTTGAAGGGGTGCGTTCACGGGTGTACAAGTTTATTAAATCATCAAATGATTGAAAATTTCGCATACAAGCTCCTTAAAAGCGGCTAACTTTTACCCGCTTTTTAAAAGAGTGTGTAAATGTAATGGCTTATAGGAGTATAGGCAGGCGTTTCAACTTTATAGGGCTGTAATCTGCCCTTTTATTGACCAGCTTTTTTGTGCCTTTTATTCAGTTCGTTTTGGGCGTGTTGGCGTTGGGTTGTGGTTACTTCACCGGCTGGTTGCCCATCCAGCCCGTAGCGTTGGGTGTGTTGCAGGACATTGCGCAGGTATTGGGTGCGGGAGGTATGCCAGCGCAGGGTTTTGTGGATGACACGCTTGGAGTAGGGGGAGTCATCTCCCAGTAGGTTGTAGATGTCCTCGATGATGCCGAGTTTGAGGGGGAGGTGGTTGCACCAAGTGGGGGATTGTTGGCTGAGCCATTCACCCAAGAGGTTGGCTGCTGCGTCGGAGCTTTTGGGTTCAGGGGAATTGGCGGGTTTGGCATGGGACGTTGGTGCGTAAAGCGTGCATGTGTTGCCTTTGGGCCTATTCTTCAGGCTCAAGATGGGGCGTTTGGGCGTGTTGCCTGGGGTGTTCAT